TAAGGAAATGAAATGATTGACTCAGATAATGAACAAGATGATTTGGAATTTACAAGACGGACTTATTACGATTTAATTAATAAGGGCCAAGAATCTTTAGATGAGATGATGAATATTGCCTCAGCTTTGGAACATCCTAGAGCCTTTGAAGTGGTAGCTACACTTATAAAAAACACATCAGATGTAAACGATAAACTTATTGATCTTCATAAGAAGAAAAAAGATTTGGCTAAACTAGAAAAACCTAACGAAACTGGCACAACCAATAATCTTTTTGTTGGATCAACTACAGATTTACAAAGAATGTTGCAAGATATGGTACCAGCAAATGCGTTAAATGTTGTTGAAGATAATGTGATAGAGTTTAAAAAAGATGATAATGAACCAGCCTAATACTTATCTTGGCAATCTTAATGTAAAACGTGATGGTATAATTCAAGAATGGACAAATGATGCCATTAAAGAATATGCTAAATGTATGCATAATCCAACATATTTTGCTAAGACTTATTGTAAAATAATATCACTTGATAAGGGTCTTGTCAACTTTAATCTTTATCCATATCAAGAAAAGATGTTTGAGTCTTTTAATAATAATAGATTTTCAATAGTTTTAGCGTGTAGACAAAGCGGCAAATCTATATCATCTGTTTCATATCTTCTTTGGTTTGCTTTGTTTCACAGCGAAAAAACTATTGCAGTTATGGCAAACAAGGGCGCAACCGCAAGAGAAATGCTTGGTCGTATTACTTTGATGCTTGAAAACTTACCGTTCTTTTTACAACCTGGATGTAAAGCACTCAACAAAGGATCAATAGAATTTAGTAATAATTCAAGAATTGTAGCGGCGGCAACATCGGGTTCATCTATTCGTGGTATGTCTGTTAACCTTCTATATCTTGACGAATTTGCATTTGTTGAGAGAGCGAATGAATTTTATACTTCTACATATCCGGTTGTTTCATCTGGTAAAGATACTAAGATTATCATTACATCAACAGCTAATGGCATTGGCAATATTTTTCATAAGATATGGGAAGGTTCAGTACAAGGTACGAATGAATTTAAATATTTTCGTGTTGATTGGTGGGACGTTCCTGGTAGAGATGAAAGTTGGAAAGCTTCAACTATATCAAACACTTCACAATTGCAATTTGATCAAGAATTTGGGAATACGTTTATAGGCACAGGAGATACTCTTATAAATGTTGAAACATTACTAGGACTAAAAATGAAAGATCCTATAGAAACCACAAGTGATAGTGTTAGAATATATGAACATCCCAAAGAGAGTCACACTTATGTCTGTTTAGTTGATGTTGCACAAGGCAGAGGAAGAGATTTTTCAACATTCAATATAATTGATGTAAGTGACAATATTTTTAAACAAGTTGCAGTATATCAAAACAACACTATATCTCCGTTACTCTATCCCAATATTATATACAAATATGCAAAAGTATATAATGACGCCATGGTAGTTGTTGAGTCAAATGATGCTGGTCAAGTTGTATGTAATGGTCTTTACCATGATTTAGAATATGAAAATATGTTTGTGGAATCTGTTATCAAAGCAGATTCTTTAGGTATTAGAATGAACCGTAAAGTAAAACGAATAGGCTGTTCTTCATTCAAAGATTTAATAGAAACAAATAAACTTGAAATATATGATAGACAAACTATTTCAGAAATATCAACTTTTACTGCAAGAGGAAATTCTTGGGAAGCCACTGATGGTAATAATGACGATTTAGTTATGAATTTAGTGCTTCTAGGATATTTTGTAGGTACGACATATTTTAATGAAATGACTGATATTAATATTAAAGATTTGATGTTTTCACAAAGAATGCGTGAAATTGAAGATGATGTATTGCCGTTTGGATTTATAGATGATGGTAGATATGAGCCAGTAGAAGCTCATAATACTGCACCATCTTGGGATGAGTGGTGAAAATATATATTATATAAATAACAGTAATTGAACATAATCGTATTATGATAACATATAATTACATACTTGGAAAAGGAAAGAAACATGGCGTTATTCTCACCATCAGAGTCTCCTGCTGTCGTTGTCAAAGAAGTTGACCTTACCAATGGCGTTGCCAACGTACCTACATCAACAGGTGCTTTTGTTGGTAACTTCAATTGGGGTCCTGCCGACGAAGCGACTCGCGTAAATAACGAAGCTACACTTGTTAATACATTCGGTGCACCTAGCACCACTAATACTGTAGACTTCCACTCAGCAGCATATTATTTAAGATACTCAGACGATCTATATATTGTCCGAGGAACAGATGCCAGTGCAAAAAATGCCTGGGATTCTGCCGCCGGAGTTGCAGCTCCTACTATTAACAATCAAACACACTTTGATACACAAACCTTCAGTAATGATAGTCACTCATTTGTTGCTAGATTTCCAGGTACACTTGGTAATTCACTAGCAGTTTCAGTTTCAACAGCTGGAGATGCTGATTTTGCTAATTGGCTTTATCAAGCACGTTTTGACGGCCCACCACAAACTTCACCTTATGCAGTTGGGCTTGATTCCGCTCTTGCTACAGAAGCTAATAGTCTTATTAAAGATGAGGCGCATGTTGTAGTTTATGACGAAGATGGAGATATTACGGGAACTAAAGGTCAAATTTTAGAAACTTTCCCATACGTTTCACTCGCACTTGGTGCTAAACGTTCAGATGGTTCTACAAACTTTATGAAAAATGTGATTAACAATCAATCGCAATATATTTACATGGCAGGTATGCCCGCTGCAAAGTTTGGAACTAATGCTGGAACAGCGGCAACAACAGCTTCGGATTATACTGCTGGTATTTCAGCCGATGTTAATGTAAGTTTGAACGGTGGTGTAAGTACAGCAACACTCACAACTGGAAATATTGCATCCGGATTTGATAATTTTGAAGATCCTAATGCATTATCTATAGATTTCTTGATTGCTCCACAATCACTAATCCCTGCGAACAATGTAACGATAGTTAATGATCTTGTAAGTATCGCTGGACCAAACGGTCGAGCGGATTGTATGGTTGTAGCATCTCCAGCTAAAAATGATATTGTTACGGCAACACCAAATGCAAGTATTATTACAGGTATAGCTGGTTTTACTAGAAGTTCTTATCTTGCAGTAGACAACAATTATCTGAAAGTTTACGATAAATATAATGATAATTATATCTTTATTCCAGCAGCTTCTTCCACAGCAGGAATTATGGCAGCAACAGATAACAATGCTGCACCTTGGTTCTCACCAGCTGGTACTCGCAGAGGACAATATTTTGGCGTAACAAATCTATTGTATAGCCCAAATAAAGCAGAACGTGATGCACTATATACAGCTGGTATTAATCCTATCGCAAACATCCCTGGTCAAGGTATTATACTATACGGTGATAAAACACACCTTGCAAGACCATCTGCATTTGATAGAATCAATGTTCGCAGATTGTTCCTTGTACTTGAAAGAGCTATTGCAGCGGCAGCACAAAACATTCTCTTTGAATTCAATGATGAATTTACAAGAGCCGAATTTGTAAATGTTGTCGAACCACTGCTTAGAGATGTTAAGGGTAGGAGAGGCATTACTGATTTTAAACTAGTATGTGATGGAACTAATAATACACCATTAGTTATCGATACTAATCAGTTTATTGCTACATTATTCATTAAACCCGCAAGATCAATCAACTTCATCACTTTAAACTTTACCGCGGTTCGTACCGGTGTAGCGTTTGAAGAAGTTGTTGGCACAGTAAGCTAAGGAGAGACAAATGGCTATTTTAGGCGTAGATGATTTTAAAGCTAAGTTAAGAGGCGGTGGCGCAAGACCTAATCTTTTCAAAGCTACTATCAACTTTCCTGGTTATGCAGCCGGGGATGTTGAACTTACATCTTTCATGTGTAGAACTGCACAGTTACCATCTTCCAATCTTGGAATTATACCCGTAAACTTTAGAGGTAGAATTTTACAGATGGCAGGGGATCGTACTTTTGCACCATGGACAGTTACTATTATTAATGATACTAACTTTGATGTAAGAAATGCAATGGAACGTTGGATGAACGGAATGAACTCACATTCAGCCAACACTGGCTTGACTAATCCTCAGGATTATCAAGCTGACCTTTTAATTGATCAACTGGATAAAGACGAAAGTGTTTTGAAACGTTATGAATTTAAAGGTTGTTTTCCAACAACTGTTAGTGAAATTGCAGTAGATTACGGAACTAATGATCAAATTGAAGAATTCACAGTAGAATTCCAAATTCAGTATTGGCAGTCATTAGGTACTACTACTTAATATCATATAAATACTTGAAAGGTGGGAGTTATATGCTCCCACCCATTATAATTATTAGGAAAAAAATATGGCTGATGATAATAACTCTGTGAAACTTTTTGGTTTTGAATTTAAAAGAGCTAAAAAGAATCCAGGACAAGAAAAATTAAAATCTGTTATTGCTCCTCAGAGTGATGATGGCGCTGGTTATATAACAGCATCAGGCAGTCATTTCGGTCAATATGTAGATATTGATGGAGACAACACAAAAGATAATGTAGGTCTAATTCAAAAATATAGAGGTATTGCAACTCACCCAGAAGTTGATATGGCAATAGAAGATATTGTAAATGAAGCTATCGTAAATGATGGTGAAAATGCTACTATTTCATTAAACTTAGATGATGTAGAAGTTCAAGATAATATTAAAGATCAAATTCAGGAAGAGTTTGGCCATGTATTATCTATGTTTGATGCTTCAGAACATTGTCACGATATTTTCAAAAGATGGTATATTGATGGTAGAATTTATCATCATATTTTAGTAGATGATAAGAATGAAAAGGCTGGAATACAAGAGTTGAGGTTTATTGATTCTACTAAGATTAGAAAAGTAAAAGAAGTTAAAACTAAAAAAGATCCTATAACCAATGCTGATATAATTGATACAATTAATGAGTACTATATTTATCAGGAGAAGCCAGGAAAAGTACAACCTGGTGCTATGACAAACAAAGGTATTAGATTCAGTACAGATGCTATAAATTATGTGACAAGTGGTCTATTAGATGAATCAAGAAAGAAAGTGGTCTCACACTTACACAAATGTATTAAACCTGTCAATCAATTAAGAATGATGGAAGACTCTCTGGTTATTTACAGATTGAGTCGTGCGCCAGAACGTAGAATTTTCTATGTTGATGTTGGTAACTTACCTAAAGGTAAAGCCGAAGAATACATGAAAAATATCATGACCAAATATCGTAACAAACTTGTTTATGATGCTAGTACTGGTGAATTGCGTGATGATCGTAAACATATGTCTATGCTAGAAGATTTCTGGCTACCCAGGCGAGAAGGTGGTAGAGGTACAGAAGTATCAACACTTCCTGGTGGCGACAACTTGGGTCAGATAGATGATATTATTTACTTTCAAAAACGGCTTTATCGTGCATTAAATGTACCTCTTAATAGACTAGAACAAGAATCACAATTCTCTCTTGGTAGAGGTAATGAAGTTTCTAGAGAAGAAATTAAATTTTCAAAGTTTATTGATAGATTACGAAAAAAATTCGGTATGGTATTCTTACAAGTGCTAAAGAAACAACTCATTTTAAAAAGAATTATTACAGATGCAGATTGGGACGAGTGGAAAACTTATATTAAGATTGATTATGCTAGAGATAATTATTTTGCAGAACTAAAAGATTCTGAAATATTGAGGGAAAGAATACAGACCCTTGAATTAATGACCAATTATGTCGGCGACTATTTCTCTAAAGGATTCATTTTTAAAAATGTTCTTAAATACTCAGAGGAAGATATAAAAGACCTTAGAAAAGAAATTGAAACTGAAATAAAAGACGGCGATATTCCAGATCCAAGTGAAGCTGACGATGATGATCAAAGGCGTTAAAATATGGCAGAAAATACTAGTTTAGAATGGAGATTTACGCCAAATGGGGGGTCATCGACAGATAGACCTACATCAGGAGAAATCAAGTTTTTAAATCCCACTTTATCTGGAAATTCAGGTGAAGATGCATTTGATTATGTCAATACTGTAGAATTACAATATCCTACACAATTAAGTGGAATACCTCTGGCTCGCCATGAAGGTATAGAGATTACTATTACTAATCATAATATAGCACCACAAGTAAACACAGAACCACGGACATCTTCAACTAGGCCCGAATATATAGAATATTATAGAGTTGATTTTTTCAAGGCGGGAATAAATTTAGTTGAATACGATATTTTTAATTCAGATCAACTTAGAGCCTCGGGCTGGAAACAGAAATGGTATATATTCCAAAACGATATGCCATCATATATTGGTATAGAACTTCTCAGATTTAGAGATGATAATGCCCTTTTGAATAATAATTATGAAGTTATAAGCAATTTCATAATTCAATTTACAGTAAAAGAACCTGTTATAGGAACTGATGTTTTAGTGTCTACACCAGCATCAACTATACAGTCTGATTTAGATTCAAATATCGCTACTTTAGCCGTAAATCAAGCATTGATCGATTCTGCAATTGCTGTAGGTGCTGGTGGTATTCATGGTGGTCTTAATTTAGATTCTGTTCAAAATATAGGTTTAGGACCTTCTCTTATTAAAGATAGTGATGGTAAATTTATTTCACCCAAAGTTTCTGGAATAAATGTAGATAGTGCCCAAATAGATAATCTTACCTTTGATAGTTCTTCAGGTAATACATTAGTAATTTCAGATAGTGCAAATATTTCCAATCTTAATACAGATAGCGCACACATAAAAACGCTATCAGGAAATTCATTAAACTTTGATAGTGGAACATTTGACAAAATAAAACTTGGTGCAACTAGTGGAATAACTTTAGGAGACAGCACTGAAAGTGACGGCACAGGAACATTAGATAATTATACTAAACTGTTGGGTACTAGAATTAGTACACCTTCTTTAGTTTCAAATAAAATAGAAGTTGATAGTGCAAATATAGGATCAGAATTACGTGTAGGTAGATATAGAATCGAAGCTGGTGATAGTGATGATGAATCTGTATTACTAACTGATGATTATGGTGGAATACACTATTATAGAAATAAGGGTAAATATGCGTCTTTAAAATTTAATGAGAGAGATGATAAATGGCATTTTTATCCTAAAATAAGAGTAACCGATTTAGATAGTGATGGCTTAGACGAAGTTGATGAAGATGGAATAACTAACACCATTCGTAAATTAGGCGCGGGTGGTCATGGAGAAATATTATCCTTCAATAGTATATTAAATGCTTATGAGTGGGACTATATAGTAAGATCAGGAAAATTCGTCAACACTGATTCCGATCTTACTGCGGCTCTTGCTATTATTCCATCTCCAGTGGGAAATACTACTGCACAAAATGAAACAAAAGATTTGCTGCATTCTACTTGGAAAAGTATAAATCACGGCAATATACCAAATGTGACAAAAACGCCATTAAGATATCCATATGATCAATCTATGATGAATTATGTTTATTATGATACCAATAGTCACACTATAAAAACTTTAACCACCGATCATGTTAGCAATTCTATAACTGGATTTGTGTCTGATAAAAGTTATCCTGATTATGAAGCTACAATAAAATTTACTGGCGATAGTAGTAATAGGTCTATGGGATTTATTATAGCCTATGTTAATGAAGGTGAAGTAAGCCCTAAAAATGGAATAGATGTATTCGCAAAACAATCAACACTTACAGTATTCAGAACACCTAATCCTGCAGGATATGATGGTAGTGATGTTTCTATATCAAATAATACTAATTTTTATACTTCTTATGCACTTGTCTATAATGCATTTCAGCCAGATCAATTAATTTTAGATAATGACGGAACTTCAGAATTAGGAGGTACCACACACTCAACATGGTCTGATGCTGGAGTTACTGCAATAACAGTTAAAAAAGATTTAAACTATCTTAGAATCTCTTTATCTGACTTTGGAGATTCCATACCAGATGTGAATAAAATATTAGAATTTAATTTAGATGAAAATTTTAACGGGATATTAAGGAAGTTTTCGGGTCAAGTTTCATATGGTGTTGCCACTAGCGGTGTAAAAGGTGGAAAATTTGATATTACCTTTGACGATGGTGCTATTACAAATATTAATACTAAAGATCAAATTATTGATTTAAAAAATGATCAAGTATATGTTTATGTGGATTCCGATGCATCTCAATTTCACAATTGGCCAATTGGTTATAAATTAATTGATAGTGATGATCAAGGTAATCCTATAGATTATTTCAAAGAAGAATTTAGTTTAGGTAGAATATATCATAATCCAGAATCTGAACCACCTAGAACTTTTTATAAAGATCCTTATGTCTCATTTCAATTAGCGAGTATATTTGAAAATATTGTAGAAGATAAGACTCCTCAATTAGGTGGAAATCTTGATCTAAACGGATTTGATATTAACAATGTAACTGGTCCTATTATAATTGATCCTTCTCCAGTAAATGATTCTGCCGGATTGGTTAGAATTAAAGGTAATTTGGAAGTTGATGGAACAACAACTACTATTAATTCCACAGAACTTACTATTGTAGATAAAAATATAGAAATAGCAAAAGGTGCAGCAAATGCAGCCGCTGCTGATGGTGGCGGCATCACAATAGACGGTGCGAATGCTACAATATTATATAATGCAGATAGTGATGTTTTTGCATTAAATAAGGTATTTGCAAATCCAAATGCAGGCGCAACAAATTTAATATCAAGTTATAACACAGATCAACTTGGAGAAGGTTCAAATCTATACTTTACTCAAAGCCGAGCAAGAGCTTCTATTTCAGGTACTGATGGTGGTGGTGACGGATCATTTAGTTATGATAATGCAACAGGCATAATAACATACACCGGACCATCTGCATCTGAAACACAAGCACATTTCTCAGCAGCAAACACTGGTACCGCAGACTATGCACAATTAGCATATAGTGCTGGCATATATACTCTAAACGTAGATCCTTTAATTGCCGCTGAAATACCCAGCTTAGATGCAGCTAAAATTACATCAGGCGCTTTTGCTGACGATAGAATTGCAGAGACTTCTATAACTCAACACGAAGCGGCAATTGCTGTTGCAGGATCACAACTAACTGGAACTATTCCTGATGCCAGAATAACTGAAGCATCTATAACTCAACACGAAGCGGCAATTGCTGTTGCAGGATCACAACTAACTGGAACTATTCCTGTAGCAAGAATGGCTGATAGTGCCGTTCTTTTAGATAGTACAGGTGTGATACCTACGACCTCAATATCAAGTACTTCTGTATCACAACATGCCGCAGCAATTACTACAGCACAAGATACTGCAAATGCATTTCCTAATTTAACTGCGACCCGAAGCGTTGGATCGACACAAGGAACTATAATATATACAGCCAGTTCTGGAACTTTAGATGTAAGTTTTCCTAAAAACTACGGTAGATTTCTAATTACCGACACTGTTAATAGCGTTTCTCAACTCTTAAATCCAACTATTTCTGGCGCAGATTTAAATGACAGATTTGAATTTAAAGCTGGATCTGGTATAGCACTGGCTGCACCAGCGGCAGGTGTCTGGGAAGCTGATTATATGACAATATCCGCAGCTGGCGGCGCAGCCGGATTATCAGGTTCTACAATTACAATTACAGGTACACCTGCCGCTGGCACTACTTTAGTTGCCGATGGTAGTGGTGGTTTTTCTAATGGTGCTATTTCATATACTAGCCTAGGAAGTGTACCATCGACATTTCCACCCACATTAGGTACAAGTAGTACAACAGCACTAGCAGGCGATACAGCATTATTTGATGGAGCATTTGCTTCACTATCAAGTAAACCTACTACATTATCAGGTTACGGAATTACTGACGGCGGGGGTGATGTAACAGCATCAAGTACAGACACTTTCACAAATAAAGGTGGTAGTAATAGTCAATGGACAAATGATGAAGGATATACGACACTTGCTATCGGCACCACTAGTTCAACGGCATTAGCAGGCAATACAGCATTGCTTGCTATCGGCACCACTAGTTCAACGGCAATGGCGGGCAA